TAATCTACTATCACAACATTCGGCTTTTTATCTTGTAAAATCATCTTATCCATATGGGCTTTTAATGATGTCACGCTGGCGGTTTTGGTTGGGTAATGTTTTACAATCAAGTCTCCCTTTACATTTGTAACTGATTTTTTAACATCTTCCATGTTATATTTAAGATTTGCAACCGCAATCTTACTTAAAACAGCATCGTATCGCTGTCCTACATACCCCTCATTTAATTCAAGGGTGTAGTGAACCACGGTCTTACCCAATTTCATAGCCGCTACACCAATGTTAATTAAAGACCACGATTTACCGATGCCAGGAGGAGCGGCAAATAAAACTAACTCACCTTTTCCAAAACCACCCTGCGTAATTTCATCAATAACACCCCATCCAGTTGATACTACATTTCTAACAGAATCTTCGTATCGTTCAATAATCATAGTTTTGTATTCATGACCTAAATTAGAATCATGACCTGCTTTCATAGCATCATCAACCTTTTGTTTAATCACATCATACTTACCTTGTTCTAATAATTCTACTGAATCAAGGATTGCATTTTTGATACATTGATTTTTACAAAAGTCAATAGTTTGTTCTTTAACATATTGTAAATCATCACTTTCAAGGTGATTCCATGCAAACTTTAAAGTATCTACAACTGATATTTTTAAAACATCCCTATCTATGGTGTTGATTCGGACTTTTAATACATCTAATGTTGGTAGTTTTTCATATTCATCAACATAGGACATTATTTCACGAACCAACCACTCCGCTGCATCAGAATCAAAATATTCAGATTTTAGGATATCAAATACTTGACGAAGAAAACTTCTATCACCCAATAGGGCTGATATAATTTTATTCTGAAATGAGGTTCCGTATTTACTTCCGAATTTTTCCATAGATACTAATATACGACTTTATTTTTGATTATCCAAATGTTAAATTAAACGAAGTGGTGATTTATACACATAACCCTCTGCGTGTTTTTTAATATGTTTGGGATATGGATATATTACATTACGTTTATAGATTCCATCAATTAATTCATAATAGCTGAGGTCTTGAATCTGACCATCTTTTGCAAAATAATTTGATAATTCATAGTTTTCATGTATTTCATCCAATTGGCCTGTTTTAGAGTAAGTATCAATGCGCCACAATTTATGTTGATACTGAACATCAACATACAAATGTAAATCAAATCCAATTTTAACAATACCTTCAAAACATTTTTTTATCAGTTTTGGGTTATACTCACCTATTAAGGCAAGGTCAATGTCCCAACTCATCCAATCTTCCAAGATACCACCCATGGTATATAACTCAAAATTATAAACTTCAGGTACATCGGATTTTATCCTTGATACTAAAGTTTTAAATAATGGGTGTTCTATTCCACCAATTGAAAACCAATTTGTAGCTGAGTGTGAGTGGTATTCAATTGTTCCATACCAAACATTTGTATCAAAATTATTTACCACTTAAATGTTTGTTGATTAGATTATTTAAATTAGAAAAAGAATTTCTCAACCAAGAATCTACATCAGCAAAGGCGGTATATAATTTATCAACCATAAACATTTTTTTAAATTGAATCATATCTAATTGATGTGTTCCATTATCCATTATAGCCCTAATGTTAGATGTGATTGATGATGATATTTCGGGATTTCGTAACTGCATGAGTTCAAAATTTATCCGTATCACATCTATATTATCCATCAATTTTTTTGATAGTTTTTCTTCTACTTTAGAACATTCGGTTATGAATTCATCTAACTCCAATTCACGATTATTTAAAAACGACATTTTTGATTCTATCGTCTTATCACCCACACCTCTAACTCCAACTATGTTATCAGATTTATCGCCTGTTAAAACACGATAAAACACTAAATTTTGGGGTATTACACCATACTCCTGTCTAACAAGAGATTCATCGTATAACTTTTTTTTGTTAGAGGACCATACTTTGATTCGTGGATTTATTAATTGAAGAAAATCTTTATCTGATGATACAATTACCACTTCTTTTTTGAAATAGTGATTTGCTAAATATCCAATAATATCATCAGCCTCAACATAATCAATATATGTTAATGAAACAGGTAAAACTTGTAGATACTCAATCAACCTTGCAAACTGATTTCTCATTGATTGTTGTTGGTCTTCCAAATCTTCATAACCAGCCAATCTATTGATTTTAGTTAGACCGGTACGACCTTGTTTGTATGCACTATATTTTTCTTTTCTTCGTTGAGAACCACCCTTACCATCAAATACAACGATTACACGAGTTGGTTTAATAATTCTGATGGTTGCTGCGGTGGATAACAAGAAACCTGTTATACCACCACAGTGATTACCATCATCATTTAACGCAGGAACTGCCCCAAAAACACGAATGAACTGATTCAATCCATCTACAATAAGGACTTTATCATTTAAATGTTCTTCTTTAACCTCTAAATGTTCTTTCTTAACTTCTTTAAGGAGTTCTGCGTATTTACTAATCATCAAAACCGGTTAATTCAATGTTATCAATATTTGATTGAGCACTGGATTCTTTGTAAGACATGATGTATGTATCACAAATTGTTTGATAAATTGTTTCTTTCAAGTTAGCTCTTGATTCTATTAGTTCTTCAAAGTTTTTAGCTTGGAATTTTAATTCTTCACCGGTTTCGGTATCTACATAAGTATACCACGCACCACTCTGATTTACAATTTTATAGGTCTTCATCATTTCTAACCAAGAACCATAATTATCAATACCACTATCAAAGTAAATATCAAAATCAATAGAACGAAGGGGAGGTCCCATTCGGTTTTTTACTACTTGAGCACGAGTTTTGATACCTACAATTTGTTCTACACCACCAACCTTTGCTTTTAACTGACCCATTTGTTTCAATCGTATACGACAGGATGAGTGAAATGCAATTGCCTTACCACCGGATGTAGTCCAAGGGTCTCCAAAAGAAACCCCCATACGAGTACGAAGTTGATTTGTAAAGATTAGAGAAATTCGTTCACGACCAATAAGGTTTGTAACTTTTCTCATAGCCTTTGATATGATAATTGCTTTTTGAGTTGCGTATCCAGCTTGGTCATAATCAGCAGAAATTTCAACTTTAGTAGATGCTCCAGCAACGGAATCAACTACAATGGTTACCAATTTCTTTTTATCACCATCTGCGGCACGAATTGATTCAATGATAGAATCAATTGCTTCAAAAATATCTTCGATTGTTTCCAATGGAACATATAACATTTTTTTAATATCAACCCCAATTGCTTCAAGAAAATCTTGGTTCAATGCGTTCTCAGTATCAATATAAACACCAAGTCCACCTTTCCTTTGAGTATCTGCAATAGCATGAGCTGCGAGTAGTGATTTACCACTTCCTTCTAATCCTGTAATCTCCGTAATGCGACCTACCGGCAAACCGCCATGTGGACGGTTTGCAATGGCGAGGTCTAACATAGGTGAGCCAGTAGATACCCATTCATCCAAATCGGTGGGGGTTTGTTCTGACCCATCCAAGAAGAAAGCCACCTTGTGGGCGGACTTAAACTTCTTGTTGAGATTATTGGCTAGAATAGTAGATAGTTCATCACGAAATGATTCTACTTTTTTAGCCATAAATTAGTCGTTGAAAAGGTCATCAAATGCTTCTTTAACATTAGAAGCTTTAGAGGTTGTTTCAGATGGGGTTGTAGGTGTTGAAACATCTGCTGTTTCAGTTTGAACTCCATCTACCTTACCAGTCTCCAACCATTGTTGAAGCATGGATTCCATTTCATCGTAAGACATGCGCTTGAACATAGTTGATAATTCAATTTGTTCTTTTGCCATTCCTAAAATGTTCTTATCTTCTGAAATTGATGTTGTGTTTGGTTTAACACGAATCGAAGTTTCAGGATAAGATTTACCAACTTCAGCTGCGGTTTTGAAATCTACAGTAACATCACGACCACTAACTGGGTCAGTCAAATCACCATAATCAGGATCGGCAAAGAAACCAAGAAGTTCTTGATAAACTTGTTTACCAAATCCCCAAAACTTAACACCTTCAGATTCTTCACCACGAACCAATACAGGAACATAAGTGCGCATCTTAGGGGTTAGTTGTTTTGCAAGATTCCAATCATCACGATTACCACTTGCCTTCAACTTTTCAGCGAACTCTACAATAGGGTCAGCCTCACCAAATGAAATCGGTGAAATGACATTCTTACCACCTAAATCAAAGTGGAAATATAGTTCAATAAAAGGGTTGTTGGGGTTGTGGATATACGGAAGAATCCGTACTTGTTGTTTGCCGGGAGTCGGCTTCCATAAATTGTCCGTTTTCTGGACTTTTGTCTGAAGAGAATTCAGACGGTTGCGAATTGCGTTTAAATCAATAGCCATAATTATACCATTTTTTATTATTTGTTAAACATTAACTAGTCACTAATATACAACATTTGGCTGACAATTCCAAATGTATTTCAATATTTTTTATTTTTTATTTTACATCTACGATGCGGAACAAACTTGTTTTTAAAACCTTATATGAATCCCCATTGGTGAGTATCATACTATTTCTATAAATATCCCAATTAATTTGAAAAGATTTATCTACGATGCCATTATTTAAATTAAAAATTAATTTATTTAATGCGTTAATCGTATACATTGTATTTGATTCTTTTTTTCTATGAACCATTATTGTATTGGATAAAAATGAGTTTTCGCTTGCTGGGATAATGTTATAACTGATTACCAATTCGTTTGATGGTTTTAATTTTAGGATAAAGATTTTTCTGCTGAATAACTCGTGAGTTTTCAAGATAACATCTACTATGTTTTCAAATGATTCTTCGTTTGTGAAGGTGCATAACAATTGGGTTCTCATTCATATCTCCAAATCAAAAACTAACAGAAACTGTCGCAGTGCCATCAATATCAACTCCGATATAATCTAAAAACTTTGTAATTCCTAAATTAATGTACTCTTGTAATTTTTTTATAACTTTTTTTATTACATTTTCATAAAAAGTTTTGATACTATTAAGTATTCTACTCATTAACTTTTCTGCGAATTTTTTAATTTTAGATACAATTTGTGTAAAGTTAATCTCATTCAGTACATCATTGAACATCTCAATTGATTCGACAATGACACCACTCAATGATTCTATTTCTTCATTAACGATACCCAATAAATCATTTTGGAAATCGTGTATTTGTGATTCTTCAGATTCTTGTATTAATCGAAATGCCGTATATTTTCCTCGGCCTGATGATTTAAAGTTTACGGATGGGCTTACATTTGATGCATATCCTGCCGCCCAACTAGCGTTAATTGTTTTAACTTTAACACCACCATTTAAATCGAATACTAAAATTTCGTTCGCGATTGCATCATTTACCGTGTTCAAGTCTGCATTTCCTGAAAACTTAAAGTTACCGGATGAGGCCTCATACACTACCCATTTTTTAAACTCACTATCATTAAACGCCTTTTTTAATTCGGCATCTAATCGTTTATGGTCAATTGCCGCATTTACAATATCTCGAGCTTCCTCTTGAAGTGAGGTAGTTCCTTGGGACTTCCAATACCCATCAAACCAACTCATCACTTCTCTTTCACCAAGAACATCAACACCATCAATGAACCAACTTTGCCACTTACTAATACCACCTGCAATACCAACCGCAATTGCTTCTGCTTTTGCATGTTTTTCAACATCTACATCTTTTGCTTTTGTTTGTTGTTTTATTTGTGGAATTCTCCATTTAATATAAGATGCGGTTGCGGTATCTCTGATTTTACCCACTTCATTATCGGTATTAAACGATTTGAAGTCATTTTCAATTTGTTTTACAACATTTTGTAAGTATTTTACGGCAGTACCACTACTATGAGTCTCATAAAATGCAAGACCACCCAAAAATAGTCCTTTTGCATCACCACCCTTACCACTTGCTAATTGTGACCCACCTGCTTTCTTAACACTAATTCTATGTGAAGAACCACCATAAATATCAGTTTTTGGAGTACCATCTGAAGATGGCCATGCGGCCGCTGGTTTATATGAATCACCACCCGTTTGTCGCAAGGCAGAACCGAAATTGGGTAAATTTTTAACAAGTTTAGAACAAACTTCAGTCAAATGAGCTTCATATTTTTTATACTTATTAGGGTCTACGGATGCGGCTTTCATTGCATCAATAGTATTCATTCCCTTGGATTTGTTGTATTCTACACAAATACCCATTTCATAATAAGCAGCGTCTTTAGGAATATCACCCCCGCCTTGTCCTGTAAATGTGGATTTCGAGATATCGGTTAATTTGTATTTCTTACCATCAGTAGATGGAATTATAGTTTCATAACTACTTCCTTTTTTGAAGAAATTTTCTATGTCTGCTTTAGACCCACCACTTAAAACTTGTTCTAATGATTTATCACCAAACCCTTTTGATTTAAGGAATTTTTTGTCAATTGTGATTTCACCATAAGGTTCTAACTGAAAAGGTTTACCATTTTCAATGTGGTCAATCCATTGTGGTTGATATTTTATTTTTGCTAATTCAATAGGAGTAAACGCGACCTCAATAAGTAATGATTCATCTAAATCGTTTTTTTCTTTTTTATCTAACTCATCCTCATCAATATCTTTTTCTTTTTTGTCTAACTCATCCTTTTCAATTTGAGTTAACATATTGTATTTATCAATTTCTTTTTCAGTATCATCAGGTTCTTCTTTTTTAGGTGGAATTGGATTACCACCCTCTAAAAGTGCTGAAATTAATTCTTCTACTTGGTTTTTATCATAATATTCTGAAAGAAGTAAATGTAAACCTTTGATAGAGTTTTCGCTCAAATGGTCAGTAAGTTCATAATTAACTTCATTCCACCATTTTTTTAAAATATGTTCAATTATTTTATTCATAAATATAAATATCAAATATGTGTTGTAACCATTTCTTTATAATTTTCTCCTACTTCAACACCAACAGGAAATCCATCTTTTTCCATTATAGATTTCACTTCACTAATATAATTTACATCATCTGAATTGACATCAAATAAAATTGAGTCATATGTGTAAAGTATTGGTAATGAGTAATTGGGGTTAAGTTTAGACAATTTATCAAGTATAATTATATTCCTTTCAGTCTCAACGGATTGAAGAATGTAATTAAATAGTTTATTTTTATTCAAATCGCTAGAAAATTGTATCTTTCTCTTAAAAATTGGTGTATAAACTACCTTATCTACTAAAAACTTATTCCATAATGTTTCAATATATTCTGAAGTCTTACTAAAAAATGGGATGTGTTTGTAATCATCT